TTATTTGGGTGTACGATGATCACCCGAGCATGATTTCCATTCATGAGGAGAATTTTGATGACTGATAAATCGCTTTTTGTGGAGTCGTTGGAGCATTGGGCAGAGTTGTTCAGAGATGGCACTTTGTCCGATACTTTTGCGCAAGATATTGCGCACTTGTTGGAAGACAAGGCGCACGATTTAAGAGGAGATATGGAAGATGCCGTATAAGGAAATCAAGATAACAGAGAGCTTGCACAGAGATATTTGTGCATTGCTTTCGAACTATGAGGGCGACTTTCGCTATTGGATTGGGACTATGGATGTTGACATTCTTAATTCTATTACGGCGGGGACGCCTGAGTTTGAATTGATTGAGGACGCCAAGGCGTACCGAACCCGAATAGTCGCGGTATTGAAGGATTTTAGCGATGCGTGAGTTGATTAAGATGATCGAAGAGATGGAGCGCGACTTTGCGCGTATTGATTGGCAGGACGTTGCGATTTTCTGCATCAGTGCGGTTTTGGTTGTCGGCTTTGTTGTCGGCGTGATTGTGGGGTGGTTCTGATGGGACGTATGAGTGACTTGGCTATTGAGGCCATGGAAACCCCAATCATGATACCATGCCCCGATTGTTATGGTGATGGGTACATTTTTTACGATGTGCCCAAACGCCAAGACTTTGGGCGTGACGTTGGTTATCTCGAAGAAGTGCGCGAGGTTTGCGAGAGTTGTTCCGGCGATGGTGAGATGCCGCGTTTGTGTGACTGTGGTGAGGTTGTAACTGTAGGCATGGGAGAAGATGCCGAGAAATGTGAGGAATGCGTTAATGAGTAATACAATTGAATTAACCTGTACCGAAGGTGAGTTTTACGAAGTGATGAGAGAGAGCGCGTTGGGGCGTGAGTGGATCAGGTGGCACAGCGAAAACCCGAAGTTCTTTGAATACTTTGAGGACTTCACTTTTGAAGCGATCAACAAAGGTCATGACCGTTTGAGTGGTTGGCTGATTGCAAACCGTGTTCGTTGGGAAACAATGATTGTGACGAAAGGGAATGATTACAAAATCAAGAACGATTACATTGCTTTGTTTTCCCGATTGTTCATGGTTCGAAACCCCGAGTATGTGGGCTTTTTCCGCACGAAGAGAATGAAAAGATTACAGAGGGATGTGTTTTAATGAGTGGAGATGGACGCGTTGATATTTGGTATGTTCTGGAGCGTTTGGAAGATGTCCGAACGCAGACAGATTTGGATGAGTTCATGCAGGAATTGCGTAATGTTGTGATAGCTTATGAAAAGAGCATCGGGAATATTACCGAGGATTTTGATATCCACGCTGCGCTGAAGGATGTTAAGGTTGATTACATTGAAAGGGCTTTGCGTAAGTCTGGCAATAACTACACCCGAGCGGCGGAGATATTGGGCATGAGCAATCGCCAGACGTTAAAGAACTGGGCGAAGGAGTTGGGTAAATGATTTATTACTTTACCGCGTTGGTGATTACTTACAGCATGGACGCTGAGGGCGTGACGACTTCATACATTTGGTATGATCGGGAGCGGCATTGCCGAGAGGCACTGCAGGGTCTTGCTGACCCGATTTATGACCAGATTTATGATTTATATGAGGACACGAGTATGCAGTGCGTTGTGTCCGATAAAGTTTCGTATGTGTTAAAACCGAAGTTGAGGCCCGAAAATGGATGATAGATTGGCAGTTGTGAGCGATGAGATTAAGCGTTTGCAGCGTGAGTATGACGATGCTGAATGGGAAGGCGACCCGAGGTCAACAGAGTTGGCGAAAGCGTTGAATTATTACAAGAGGCTGCACGAACAAGGAGTTATTCTTGAGCCTAAGTTCTGAGGAAATTGAGTTCATTGTTTCGGGTTGGGTTGAAGGCTTGCCCGAACCATTGTCGCGCGTGAATGTCAGGGATATTATATGTGAACTTTTGTATAATTTGAATGTTCCGCCGAACCAGATGGTTTTGATTACGCTGTTGATTTTAGACAAATATTCTTTGGAAAATCTGGTTGAAAACGCTAGTGAACTTTAGTAGAAAACCGTGGGGGCGTTATATATCCGCCAGATATTGCGTTTTTTGCCTATTACGCCGCCCCCACGATTTTAAGACTTAAATTCTTTCACAGATGCCCGAAGTTTGGCTAATATTTTTTTGCCCATCGCTGGCATTCGTAAAAACTCTTCATCTGAAGTTTTATCGATTTGCTCAATTGTTGTTATTCCATTGTGCAGCAGAACCCGAATAGCTTGTGTATTTATGTTCAGATAACACTGGTAATCTCTTTTATCTATCCAATGGTTTTTTCTTTTTGTGTCGTCCAGAAAAACAGAAAATGTATCGCCTTCTTTTTTATACCGTCTTTTTGCCCGTTCAACCCGATCAAGGTGCCGTTCTTTTTCACGGCCTGACATATAAATAACCCAAGCGCGATTGGGACTAACGCCCAATTCTTTTCCTAATTCTTTGTAATTCAGTCCTTCTTTTTTTAGCTCAAGAGCTTTTTTCTCTCTTTCATTCAGGTTGTAAGTTTCATTTATGTTCATTTTTTATTGCCCTTTCTAATATTTCGACTAGACGCTCTAGTTCTTCTCCATGTTGTTGGGAATGTGGTATTCCCATTCGTTTGCCATCATATTGTAAAATATTTGCCTTGCGTTTTATGGCGCCGAGCGCGGATTTTACATCTTGGTTCATGGCAAATCATCCTCTTCTCTATTAAGTATACCCCCGACGACCCCGAGCCATTTACGCGGCCCGTTTCTTGTACGTTTGAATTGATCGATGCGTCCATCGTTTTGCAGTTTTGTAACTGTGTCTTTAATTGTGCTTTCCCCGAAGCGAACGATGTTTGCTGCGTTAATATCTTCTACAGGTGCAGTCCGAACGGCTTCATAGATGCCGTCATGCTGACCACCTTTTGTGACTGGGATACCGCGCTCTTCACGCTCCCTGATAAAGTTAAAGACGTATTCGGTACGATCCCGAACCACTTGTGATCCTTTGATTGATCTTATGTCTTGGCTGCGATCTTCGAGCAAACCTGTATCTGGGTTTCTAATAAAGTGTCTGATGTCCCGATTGGCAGGGCCGTTAGCTTTTACGACTGCACCATCAAACACTGCGTTGCGCGTGTATTTTATATTGAGTTCTTTGCAGCGTGATTTTGCTGTGCTTTCGTCTACTTGCCATACAGAGAACGCAGAGCGTACACCGTCTACGATAGCTGATGTACCCCGAATTTTGTTTCTAGCCTTTTCTGGGCTGTCTATGGGGCTGTCATCGCTAACTTTAGCCATATGGTGGTTTACCATAACTGTGGCGCCCGTTTCGGTTGACATTCGCGCCAACAATCCCATGAACGCCGCTCCTGCTGCGGGGTCAGCATTTACATCTGCGTGGACAAAAGATGCCATGGGGTCAATTACGATCAGCGCGAGATCGTCTATTTCTTTAATCTCTTCGTAAATTTTATCGAACTGCTCAGATATCCCATATGAGTTGCCATCTTTAAGCATAATGGGGAATACACCGCCTTCGTTTGGCAGAGGTACAACGATTAGATCGTGTTGGTAGGTTGCACGTTTATTCATTGGATCAAGGCGAGAGACCCGGCGATGGAGTTCATCTCTGTCATCTTCTGCTGAGAGAATGATTGCAGAGCCGTGTTGAGAAACAAGGCCACCAAATGAATTTTGCATACCTTCGCCCGATGCGACTTTCATTGCGAGATCAAGCGTCATCATGCCTTTACCGCTGTCACCTGCCGCTGCGAATACAACTGGTACACCGAGCGGTATTGTATCACCGATTAGGTACTTTTGATCTGGCGCCCGTCCTGTAAATTGGTTGGCTACGAGTAAGTGTTTGCTTTTGAGTGACAGCGTTTTCTTAACTGTATGCACTGGACTGTTAAGAAACTTGGGTATGTCGAACCCTTCGTCCACTGCGTCTGCCGCATCCCACTTTTTAGGTTTACCTAGGGGAATGTTCAGCATTGTTACGGATTTTGCACCCGCATTTTGCGCCAACTCTTGTATCATCTTGGCGTATTTTTTACCCGCATCATCGTTATCGGGCCATATGATTAGCTCTTTGTCTTTAAGAGGCGAAAAGTCGTATTTTGTTTTTGACTTTGCTGAAAGCATGCCCTCGCCACCAATTGTGCATGTGGCGGTAAATCCGAGCTTGGTCAGTGCATCTGCGCATTTTTCTCCTTCGACGAAAACAACACGGTCACTATCAAGAATGTCTGGTAGATTATAAAGTGGTCTGATTCGATCTCCGAGGTAAGGAAATTGCCTGAATTGCTTCTTAGCTTTACCATCGTCTCCCCGCAGAATTTCACCCGCTTCGTCTCTATCTATATAGCGGCGAACCTGAAAAAGAATTTCACCTGCCTCTGATAGATATAAGTATTCTCCATCATGCGGGGAGTTGATGTCAAAGCTTCTTTTTGCAGGTTTTGGTAATTCTTCACTTGACTGGGGTTGTGGTTGAGGTGTGCTTGGCTGCACTGGGTTTTTAGGTGCTTGTATTTGAGGCGTGTCTAGATATTCTTTGAAGTAATCTGCTACTTCTGGAAGCGTCCACCCACGTCCTTTCATTAGGATTTTTGTGATGCCGCCAACGCCTTCGCCTGTGGCAAAATCCATGCCTTGCATGAACGTTGGACTAGATGGGTCTATGTCTATTTTTAGGGATTGACCTACTTCGCCCTCAAATGATCCGATTAGAAATTCGTTTCTTACGACTTTGCCGTTTATGAATGTTTGCTTTAATTCATCGATCTGAACATGGTGTGGCACTTTGTCAGAAATCTCTTTAACGATGTCCCTACCACCATATCTTGAGTTGCCAACTACTGTTAATCGCATTATGTTGTTCCTTGTATGAAACTTCTCTACTGTTAGGCCGTACCTCAATGCATCTGAGTGCGGCCCTTTTTTTACTTATCTTTCCAGCATGTCTCCCTAAACTCGCAAAACTTGCAAAGATAAAAGTCTTTACTGTTTGCGATGCGAGGTAGAATGTCACCCGCTTTAGAAGCAGTCAAGATATTTACGGCCCTGTCGCTGGATGACTGAGCCAACTGCTGATCGAACTCTACTAGCTCATAGTATATTTCACTGGTGTTTTTATTCACAACAGTAAATAGAGCCGGGTTTTCTGCTAAATCCATGTATGCCTGATATAATGCAATTTGCGTTGCATACACGGGATTTGCCTTTGCTACGCCCATACGAACGAATGCTTTGAACTTAGCATCGTTTGCTGACTTGTTTTCCCATAACGCGGGGTATGCCATATCAACTGGACCGCCGCATAAAACGCCGTCTATGTGGCCCCTGATTTCCCCATCTGCGATGGAGAACCCAAACTGATCGCCTTGCTTATCTTCTGTGCGTAGGTCAAATCCTGCGTCTCTAAACCACTTTGCTACATAGTCTTCGATGTTGTGACCGAACTCAAAAATGCGCAGTGTTTTTGCGCTAAAGCCAGATGATTCGTCTGGAGTGTAGTTAAGATAACGGTACTGCACTTTGCGTCCGCAATCTTCACCGATGCTAGATGCACCTAGATACTTTCTCTTTCCGCGCCGTTCGTTTTGTCTTTGTATTCCAGCATCAATCGCTGCAGAAATGGCCTCTGTCACTGGATTAGAACGGGATACTTGTAGATGGGAAAGTGCCTGTTGACTTAAAGTACTTGTCTTCGAGCGTTCCAACGCTGATCTCCTCAGATAGTGGTTTTGCCTCTTGCAGTGCGAATATTAAAACCTGCACTTGATCTTCTGATAGGTCACAGAAACGTGTGTCCCATCCAAACTTATCTAATATAAATGCCAGTTCTTTTATTGGCTCTGGTGCTGATAGTACCGTCAATTCATACTCTCCTCTGATGTCAGTAGCAGATCAAATATTTCGTCTGCGTCTATGTTTGGTTCTTCTTTATTTTTAAAATTCATAACAATCTGATGCGAATCGCTCATCGTAACTGTCACGCTTCCAAATAACATTATATCTTTAGACTTTCTTATTTCGGCATCGATTAACTCTGATATTTTGTTTTGTATATCTATGTATTCAGCGTTATCTTCGAACTCAATTTCCATGTCATATTCTTCAGTATACGTTTGTATTTCGTCTTTTTTACGCGCGATAAGAACATTGACATCGTAGTATTCCACAGAATCACTCCTCAGAATTGTTGTGCCTCAACCATAACGCCAATTCTGCCATAAGATACTTAAATTCTGACGGATGTATTTTGGCTACAAGTTCCCCGTCATACCACACTTTTAGGCAATCGTCATATACTGCCCATCTTGTTCTTACGTCTTTCTTCATAGGTGCTTCTCCACTGCTTTTTCGATTACAAATCTATTCCACATAAAGTTAAGCATGCATGCTGCTTTGTACTTTGTCCAAGAAAGGTCAAACGCGCTGACTTCAATGCCTTGTTTGCGCAAGTGATCGACCTGCTTTTGGCTTGGAATTTGATTTAACCAACGTCTTGTTTTCTTGGCTGCTTCCCCTTCTTCTATTGCGCGTAAGAAGTCATCCGCCGCTGCAGTGGCTTGTGTTGCTGCGCCAACAGAAAGAACGCGCAACCGACCGCCTCGACCTGTTACTTTTCCGAATGCAATGCTTAGGTCTGATGTGTTCGCAACGCCGACAAAGCCATCGAAGCCCATAGCCATGCGCAAAGAGTTGTCACCAAATAGATCAATCCAACGGAATGGTGACATCTTCATGAGGTCATACTCTGACATTTCGAAGTGTTCGAGCGTGTGCTTTTCCTTGTCTGCAGGTGGTATTTCGTATCCACAGACAGGGCATGTCATAACGCTCATAGGGATTTCGGCTTCGCACTCTGGGCATTCTTTTACAGGCGCAATGCCTTTCTGCTCTCTATCGTCCAGATTAACGCTGTCTTCGAGTGAGCCGTGGGTTAGAATGCTTGTGCCAAAGTCTAAGACAATACAGTCTTTCTTTTTAATCCCGGGAAACTCTTCTGGATCAATGGTGCGTAGGCCACGTCCAATCATCTGTACCATTGTGCCCTTTTGTGAGCATGGGCGTGTTAAGACAACACACGACACGGGCGGACTGTCGAAGCCTTCGGTAAGAACTGCAACATTCACGACGACCTGTATGTCGCCATATGTGAGGTTGTGCAGCAGTTCAGAGCGTTCTTCTTTTGGCGTTTCACCAGTGACCATTCCTGCACTGACGCCTTGACGCACAAATTCTGCAAGCAAATCTTCTGCGTGTGTAACTGTGCTGCAAAACACAACGGTCTTACGATCCCCTGCGTGGCCCTGCCATTCCTCAACAACGCGCTTGTTGATGACATCACTGTTCATGATGGCCTCAACCTGCTGCATGTCGTACTCTTTACCCTTTATGGTGACTTCGCCTAAGCGTTTGCCGACACCAAGGTCCATTGTGAAAGAGCGTGGGGTTACGAGAAAACCTTCACGTATGAGTGATGTGATTTCTATCTGATGTGCGCAGTTGTTGAAGACTTTGCGCAAGCCTTTACCATCGCCACGATTAGGTGTGGCTGTAAACCCTACGATCTCTGCGGTGGGGTTATCTTCTTTAACTGCGTTAATTACCTTCAAGTATGTGTCGGCTGCGACATGATGGCTTTCATCTACCACAATCATGTCGAACACTGGGCGATCACGCAGATTGCGTTCTCTCGAAATGGTTTGCACCATTGAGAATATTGCACTGCCGTCCCAGTTTTTCTCCGTGCCGTTTACGATACTTGTTGTGATTTCGGGGTTGATGCGCTCAAACTTTGCTTTGTTTTGATCCACGAGTTCATCGCGGTGCTGCATCACTAAAACTTTTTTACCGTCTTTGTGGCGCTTCCCTACGAGCGCAGAAAGCATGATTGTCTTTCCGGCTCCAGTAGGTGCGACAACAATTGTATTGCCATGTTTGTCGAGAGACTTGCATGCATCATCAATTGCCGCCTCTTGATAGGGGCGTAACATCATTT